GAGCAGCTCGACCCGTTCGTGGAAGCCGGTGCCGACGAAGACGACATCATGCGCCGGGACGTCGTCTGGGCCGTCGGGCGCCGCCGGCGCATGACGCTGCGGATCATAGGCGTGCGGCAGGTACTGCGTCTTGCGATTCGCCATCTGGAGCCGCGGCACGCTCGAGCGCTCGCTGGTCCAGCACACGTCCACCAGGCTGGCGACGCGCGCCTGGGCGGCATCCTCGTATGGCGACTCGGTAAAGATCACCCCGGTGCGCAGCCCGGCGCGCTTCATCAGGCCGAGCGCATCCGGATGCAGAAACATGCCCGAGATGGCAATCACCCAATCGACCTGAAAGCGCAGCGCCATCTCGAGCGCCTCGACCCCGCCGCGGTAAATCGCCTCGGGCCAACTCGGCCGATCTTCAGGGACGGCGCCGCGGGCCCGCCAGAGCATGCTCAGCCAACGCTGGGCGAGACTGAGCCGCGCCGCCAGGTCGTAGAAGTACAGGCCGTCGCCGAGGAGTTCACCGAGGGCCCGACGGAACCCGTCCTCCACATCGCGAATGGCGATGTCCGCGCCGGCGCCGACCAGCAACACTCTCATAGCGTCGGCTCGATCTCGCTACAGTTGCAGCCCATACGTCGCCGCAGATTCAGCGTCAGGGTCTGGATGATGTCTGCCTGATTGGCCGGCCAGCCCATCGTCGTCGCCACCGTCTCGATGACGCGACCATGTTGGCAGTTGGCCTCGATGTAGAAGCGATACGGCTCCCGCGCGGGATAGACCCGCCAGGTGCATGACAGCCCGCCAACGGAGGTCAGGCTGAACGTGACCGTAATGACCGTGTTACTCGTCGGGATCGCGCCGGCGCTCTGGACATAGGTCACCGGCACATCGACGTAGGTCGCCTGGGTGACGGGCGCCGCCCTGACCGTGTACCGCGCGGAGCGCGTTGGGTCGGTGCGGTGCTGTACGTCGAGATTAGAGCCAGGGCTAATGGTGAGCAGCATCGCCCCGACGTCCTGCCCGCTGTCGGTGGTTTTCGAGATATACACGTGGGTCGCGTTCAGCCAGGTGCCCAGGTCGGTGCGGACCTGGCCGTTGATCGGCGGCAGCGTGGCCTGGTTGTTCCAGCGCCAGTCGTTGACATAGGGGACGACAGCCTGCTGCTCGGGATGCGGGTCGATCATGGCTTGATCGCCAGACACTGCAGGTCGCCGCGCGGCAAGGTGTCCAAGTGGAGTACCTCCATACCCTCGAGCCACGCCCGGAGCGATTCCTGCGCGACGTTCTGATACCACTCGCCCGCCCGCACGGCGTTGCCATCGACTGCGCTATGCGGGGCGCGGGGGTCGGTTGCGCACGTCACGAGCAGCACCCCGCCGGGCGCCAGCATGCGGATAGCGTTGCGCACGATCTCGTCGGCGCGCGGGGAATGCTCGAGGACCTCGCAGCACACCACCATGTCGGGCGCCTCCGGCGGGACGTAGTCGGCCGCGTCGGCGACCACATCGACACTGTGGCCCGCTACCAGATCGACACTGCAGTAGCGGGTCCGATTGAACAGATCGCGGACCGAACCGTTGAAGTCCAGGCCGCCGAGCTCGACGACGTCGTGTGGTGCCGGCAGCCCCGCCAATACGCCGCGCACAAAGGCGTACGCCTCCTCGTGCATCACGCGGCGACCTTCCACCACAGGTCGGCGGGCCACGGGCGGGCGATGCTGATGAGGTCGGGGCGCCAGTCGATGTCGCCGGCGGCGAGCTCGGCCGCGCGTACCGCGGCGTCGAAGTCACCCTCATAGCGCAGGCCCCACTCGATCTGCTCGGCGAGCGGCCGCGGGAAGACCAGGCAGTCGGCGTCGATGTTGCCGAGCATCAGGTGCTCGTCACGCCAGATGAGCTGCCGCCAGGGGGCCAGCCAGCGGAAGAACAGCGGCCGCGGGTGGTCCTGTGCGTCGATCGCGGCCTGCATCGCGGCGAAGGCGCCGGCAGCGGAGATGTTGTCGTCCTGGGTGAACCAGATCCACGGGGCATTCGCCGCGCGGGCGCCGTAGGTGCGCTGGGGATGGCCCCAGCAGTGGCGTCCGCCGTCGACCTCGAGCCACACGTAGCGATCGGCGTCACGCTCGTCCTGCACGTGCGCGCGGGCCTGCTCCAGGTCCGCAGTCAGCCCACCGAAGATGTCGGCGACGACGATGACCTCGACCTGCTCGGCCTCGGGTTGCGCGTCCAGCGAGTCGAGCGTTTGCGACAGGCTCGCGCGCCCGAGCGTAGGGATGACCACTGACAAACTAGGTGTCACGCCGACACCAGGACCCGCACGCTCGCCCCGAGCGCAGCAATGCCGCCGATGTCGACGCGGCCGTAGTCGCCGCCGCCGAGCACCCGCGCGAAACTGACGCAGCCGCCGAGGCTGGGATCAGCGTCGATCGCGCATTTGATCGATTTGCGCCCGGCCGGCGCGAGGTATTCGTTGAGCGCGACCTGGGCGCGGTTCAGGTCTGGGGCGATGGAGACCATCACCCAGATGTCGAAAGTCCAGTCGGCATGCCCCTCGAAGACCGTGTCGTAGATCCACGACACCAGCCGGGGATAGGCTGCGGGAAAGTCCGGGCGATCGACCTCGGTGGCCGTCGCTCGCAATCCCGAGATCGTGTCGAGCCGCCGCATGATGCTGTTCTGAATGCCGATGAGGGTCGTCTCGGTGTCGAGCGTCATAGCGGATTCCCCGCCAGGTACCCGACGACGCGCGCCCCGATGCGGGCAAATAGGGCGGTAATGGCGCCCTCATTCCGTCGATAGGCTGGCCGCATAAACGGCCGCGCAGGAATACCGCGGCGCTTGATGGCACGGGCCAGCGCAAAAGCGCGGTTATAGAGGACTCGCTGGCGGTTCGCTCCGCCGCGGGGCAGGCTGCCCGTCGCGGCGTGGCGACGCACCCAGCCAATGAGCGCGTCCACCGGCGGCATGCTGCCTGCCCGACGGCCAAACTCGACGTACACGCCGTACTGGACGCTCGGCCCGACCCGTCCGACCAGGTTCGGATACTGGCCCGTAATCTCGTGATTGATCGATCCTGCCAATCGGCGGGTGTCCTGCCGGACGTTGCGCTTGGCGTCGGCCTCGATCATCAGCAGGCTGGCGGTGAGCGCACGGCGCAAGCTGACTTCGGCGACCTGCGGGTAGCGGGTCAAGCGGTTCTCAAAGTCACGCCACTCGGGCCCGAACTGGATGCTCATACGGCGATCCAGGTCGCGGCCGTTGAGCCTGACGCCGCGCCGCCAGCCGAGCCATACGGCGCCAGCAGGGCGATCACGTCCGGGTCCTGCTCGGGAATCGAGCCGAACGATCCGAGCTGCGCCGACTCGAGCACGCCGAACGGCGCATTCAGGCGGTGGTAGTAGCGGCTGGCAAGGATGATGCATGCCTGCTCGACCGCCGCGGGTGTTGACCCGAAGCCCCAGATGCCAGTGACCTGGACCTCGAGCCCGGCAATGAAGCCGGTGCTCGAGGCCGGTCGCACCCGGATCTCGGTGTAGCTGCCGCTGGCGTTCAGCGGATACAGCTGATACGAGCTCGGTGACAGGATGGTCGCGAATGACCCGTTGGCGGCACTATCGACGGCCACCTGGCTGACCGTCGCGACATCCGGGACGCTCAGCCGATCCTCGTAGACCGCGACGAACTCGCGTGCCTCGGCACCGCTGCTCAGTGGGCCGAAGCTGCGGCCGCAGTAGTTCTCGATCCAGTCGCTCGCGGCGTCCAGGGCACGCTGCAAGTCACCATCGTCAACCGTGTCAGCGATGGTGATCGCGGCCTTGAACGTCTCGAGCGTGACCAGACTCATGCTTGGGCGGGCTTATCCTCGGTGGGGTTCGGCTCGTCCGCGGCGTCGTCCTCTTCCTCGGGCTCAGCGTCGGGCTTGTCCTCGATCGGTTCGGGATCGGGTGGCTTTGGTTGCTCGCGGTCCGGGCGGTCCGGACGGGCGGGTGCAGGACTGGTCATGACGATTGCCTCCTTGTCGTCGTAGTCGGTAATGGCTTGCCGCTGGTAGTCGCCAGGGCGAATGGCACGCCGAACGAGGCGCGAGCGTCGTGGCAGGCGCCCGGTCGGCAGCATCGTTAGAGCCCGGTGATCTTGCTGAACGCCGGCCCGCGGAAGACCGCGAACGCCGCCCGCAGCTCGGCGAGCAAGGTGCGCATATTCCGAATGAATTGCTGGTCGATCCAGCCGACCCGGATCTGCGCTTCCTCGCGATCGAACAGCATGCAACCCATCGCGAAGTCGCCCGTCAGCGCGGTGCCCGCGACCAGGCCCAGCGAGGTCGTCACCGGGCGGCCCCACAGCGTGAGTGGCCCGCTCTGACTCGGGGGCCCCATCAGGTAGCCGCCGAGCGTGCCCGTCGCCGAGTTCTCGCGCGCGAGGCGGACGTTACCGAAGTCGATGGGATTGAGCACGACCGCGGTCGGGTTACTCAAACCCGTGACCTGGACCTGCAGCATGCCCTTGAAAATGGCATCCACGCCCGAGTCGGTGCCCTTGGCCTGGGTGTTGATGCCCGAGGCGTTGAGAATGCCGAGCATGTTCTCGCCGGTGCCGTCGCCGCTGATGATCTGGCTTTCGAGCACCAGATCAAGACCCTGGAGCAGGCGCGCCTCGATCAGGCCCTGCAAGGCTGGCGCGTCGGCCAGCATGCGGTTCGTGACCGGGACCCAGTGCGCGATGGTGCGAACTGGCGCGAGCACGGTGGTATACGTGATCGTCGACTCGGGCTTGGTGCCGCTCGTGCCCGTGGTCGCCGACGCCTCAGGAACAGGTGCCGCGGCATTGGTGAACGCCGACTCAGTGACGTACTCGATCGAGTCCGAGGTCGTCCGCGTCGTCGGGATCAGGTCGAGCAGGTTCAGCTGCCGCAGCAGGATCGGCACCTTGACGCCCGGCAGGACGTCGTTCTGGACCAGTGAGCCGCCGACGGCGGTGCCACTCCAGACGAGCGCCTTCTGGGCAAAGCTCATCAGCCCGCCCTTGAGCGGGACGGCGAGCTCGAACTGGTTGCTGTTGTTGCGGAAGATGCCAGAGTCGGCCAGCCGCTTGTAATCGGCCGATTCGATGACCTGGCGCGACGGCGAGGGGGGCGGGACGTTGGCGTCAGCGGTCGGGTGGCGATGGCGGCCAGCCTGCTCGTTGTAGCGCTGCACGTTGCCGTTGATGCGCTCTTTGCGCTGCTCGATCTCCTCAAACGGGGCGAGGTGATCCTCGAGCCTGTCGAGCGAACTGAGCAGCCGCTTGACCTCGCTCTCGTCGGCCGCGTCGGTGATCGCGCCGGCGTACCGTTTCTCGATCTCCGCAGCGAATTCGTACCGCGTCTTGATCTCGGCGCGGGTCTGGCTGGCGTCGAGGCTGGCGATCTGCTCGTCGCTGAGGGATTCAGGGCGGGATACGACCTGGACCATTAGGGATTACCTCCGGGTCCGGAAGTCGCGCAGGCGGCGCGACAGCTCCAGACGGGTCTTGAGGTCGGCCGCGGGGGCTTCCACCAGCTCGCTTTGGACCGTCGGCAGAAGGCGCTCGAGCCGCGCCGCGGAGGCTTTCGCCTCGGCGAGCAGGTCATCGATCGCCTGACGATGGCCGTCGGCCAGGGTGCGGCCGTCGGCGACTCGGCGGGCGTAGAGGGCTTCCGCCGCATCTGCGCCAACCTTGAGAAATCCACGGACCTGGGCCAGGACGTCGCCGAACGGCTCATCCTGGTCGAGGGCGAACAGCTCGTCGACGGCCTTCGCGGCGCGCTCGACGCGCGACTGCAGCCGCTTGACCTGCGTCACCAGCGCCTGCTCGTTCATCGGCAGGGTGACCAGGCTGCACTCGAGCAGGTCGACCTGGGTCAGCTTGCGCACGCCCACGTCGTCGAACTCGAGCTCGGTCGGCAGGTAGCCAATGCTCATGGAGTCGATGGCGCCGGCCTTCAGCAGCTTGTGGGCGTCGGTGCCGCGGGCGGTGTCGATGACCTTCCACGTGCCGATCAGCCCGCGGTCGTCAGCCTTGAGGTTGACCTCAACCCCGATCGGCTCGCGCAGGTCGTGCTGCCACAGCAGGGGCCGGCGCTTGCGGGTCACGAGCGAGGCGTCGAACGCGCCGCGCATCACCACGTCGCCACCCTGGTCGACGTTACCGAACGTGCTGGCGTACCCGGTGAAGGTCCAGCCGCTATCCGTTGCTTTGAGCTCTGTCAGCTCAAACGGGACCGTCTGGTAAACCGTATCCACCGCCCGTCATTCCTCCGCACGTCATCAGCTGTGACCGGGAATGGAACGGGCCGCGCCGGGTGAGGGCTCGGGTGGTTCGGGCCTGTGTCGAGCGCGAGTGTAACTATTTAGCCGGCGTTTGTCACAGGGGGGCGCGCCGGCGTCAGGTGGTGATGACGTTCAGCGTCTTGCAGCGGTGGCACTTGAGCTCGACGCTCGAGCCCGGCGCCACCCGCCCGATCGGCGCCTGGCAGCCGGCACAGCGGACCAGTTTCAACCGCTCGTCACGAGCGCCGTCGACGTGGGCGACCTGGCTGCGGTTGCTGTCGCGAGGATGTTCGACCATGCCTGCGGCCACCTCCACCAGTTCTGCGCGAGCGCGTGCTCGGTCAGGATGCGCTGCCGTTGCGCGCGGCGCAGGCGCCGGCGCAGATAGGCGTCGTCGATCAGCCGCGCCAGGGCGTGCTCCCACTCGGCGGCGGTTTCCGCTACCAGCGCGTCCTGGTCATTGGTGACGTAGGGCCCATAGAGCGTGGGCGAGACGACGCAGGCCGCGCCGGCGAGCGAGTATTCCCACAGTTTGATCGGGGTCTTACTCGTGTTGAACAGCTTGGGGGCGACGCTGCAGCAGCCAATGTCGATGTTGAGCAATCCCCGCGGGTATTCCGCCAGCGGCAACCACGGCAAGCGCCGCACGCGGTCGGCCGGCACCGCGTCGACCAGGCCCGGCGCCATATGCCCCTGCACGACGAAGGTAACCTGTGGGTACCGGGGGGCGAGCCGAGCCCAGGCTTCAGCGACGGGCAGCAAGTCGTCGGGCTCGCGCGCCCCACCGGCCCAGCCGATGGTCAACGGCCGGACGACGCGCTTGCACCCCCGCAGGGTGCCCTGGAACCACTCGACGTCGATAGCATTGGGCACGACCTCGACGGGCTTCGTCGTGTACTGCCGCACCACCGTCGCCAGCCGGCGGGTGCTGACGGTGATGCCGTCCACCTGGTCGAGTAGCCAGATGCGGCCTTGCCGCTGCCGCTCGAGCAGATCGAGCCCCTTCTGCCGCTCGCGGTCGAACACGGCGTACTGCCGCGGCGCGATGGCCGGCGAGTACATGTCGTCGTCGACCTCGAGGATGACCGACACGCCGGCGTTGTGGACCTGAGCGAGCTGCTCGCGCGCCGCGCGCATATTGGCCCACGACATCCGGGCCAGGATGACGGCGTCGAAGTTGTAGGGCACGTTGGCCTGGAAGCGGGCTGTCTGGAGCTCGGGATCGCGGGTCGACTTCCAGTGGGCGAACACGCCGCGGCGCTGCAACTCCGCGAATGGCGCCCATATTCGCCAGAGGGTCGGGCCGAGCTCGTCGCCGACCAGCGCCAGGACCCGCGGCGTGTCGGTCACGTTTCAGACAGGTCCTGCCGCAGAACCGGGCTCAAGACGAGCGTGCAACGAGGGTGAGCCAAGCTGGGTGCCTGCTCGAGCGGCACGATTTTTCCATTGCGCGAGCTGCATGGCTGATCGTCGTCGCCGTCGATGATCTCGACGCGGTCGACCACGCCCGAGGCGACGAACCTGTCCCGCGACGCCACCACCGAGGCGTGCTGGAGCTCCGTCCGCGCCACCGTGTCGGCCCGGCCAGCCCACGTCTCCTGAAACAGGCCGTCGATGCCGCGGTAGCCGTCCGCCGGCACGCCGTGCGCCACCTGCCAGGTCGAATACCCGCGCTGGGCACCGATCTGCAGCTGGGCGCGAATGGCGTTACGGGTGGTCTCGTCGATGCGCACGACCTGCGCGGCCGCCTCGGCGAGGATGCGCACCACCGCGGCGTCGCTAACGACCAGGGTGTTCGGGCTGATGCGCCGGCCCAGCGTGCGGCGCAGGATGCGATTGGTGGCCTCGAGCGTGGCCTGGTAGTACGGGCCGAGGATCGCCTCGAGACGCGCGCGCTCATCGTCCGACGGCCAGACGGTGTCGAGGTCGTCGGCGCCTTGCTTGAGCGCGAGCGCCTGGGTCATCTTCTTAGCTCACGATCAGGAGTCGGACATCAGGCGACACGACGACGGGCACCATATTCACGTCCGAGTCGGCCACCAGCGATAGACAAGCGACTGTATCAATCGTCACCGCGGGCTCACGGATACCGTGCGCCACGTTCTGTTCGGTCATGAACTCCGCGATCATCTGCGCCTCGTCCGGCCCGATATAGATCGTCTGCGGCGTATGCCCCGCAATCGTGGCCTCTTCGAGGCCGGCATGGATCTCCGCTAGCAGATGCCAGCCGGGACTCATCTCTCAGCCGCCGCTCAGTAGTGCTCGCTTGGCCCGACGCCGTTGTCCGTCGAAGTGCGCGTCGAGGTCGGCCGCGAGCCGTGGCGCCGCGGCATCGACCATCGTCTGCACCAGCTCGGCATACCGCCGCGTGTCGAGGTCCTGCGCCTTCGTCTCGAGGTCGTCGATGTCCAGGTCCTTCGGTCCCGCCGGCTCGCCCAGCGCGGCGCTAGGGGCCGATGTGGCGCGCTCGAGCCACAGGTCATCGAGCTCGGGGTCGGCGACCAGCCCGACAGCCACCCGCGCCTCGCTGGGCCGAATCCAGTAGCTGCGCACGCCGAGGTCGAGGCGGCGGTACTGCGCATCCATGTCCTCTTGCAGTGCTCGGACCTTGCTCAAATCGTGCTCAATGAAGATCGTCCGCTCGGGCGTAAAGTCCGGCTTGAGCTGTTTGTTGAGCTTGGCCGCATCCATCCGCCACGTGGGGATCTGCTTCATCTCGGTGAAGTTCTCGCGGACCTGGCGCATGCTGGCGAAGTTGCTGGTCTGCGCGAGCCCGACGCCGAGCCCGGCCATCGCCGGCGGCAGGCCCATCACCGAGGCGATCCTGGTCTCGGGCACGTTGTGCAGGACCTCGAGGTTCAGCTGCTCCGGCGAAAAGCCCAGTTGCTTCATGTCGGCCCCACCGGTCAGGATGCCGACGTTGCCGCGGTTGCCATTGCCGAAGGCATTCGACATCCGCTCTTTGAGGGCGATCGCCGCGTCCTCGGGAATCGGTGTCTCGCTGGGCACCTGCACGACCAGGCCAGGGATGCCGTAGTTGTGCAGCAGCGCGTCCTGAAACAGCGTTGCCTCGTCGTCGCTGGCGATCTCACGGATAAGCCGGGCGATCGGGGCGAGGCCGAGCCGCTGGTCGCGGTCGTCGATGCCGAGCCGGAAGTGGACGATGTTCTCGGTCGGGACCTTTTCTTTCTTGCCCGCCGCCCAGGTGTACTCGTAATAGTCGATGAAGTTGCGCGAGCCGTCCTCGGTGACCGGGCGGATCAGCCGCGGGGAAATCGGCCACAACTCGGTCACGTTGCCCGTGATCTCGTTGCCCGTGCGGACCTTGCGCCAGTAGGCATTGCCGTCGCAGTGGCGGGCATACTGCGTCCAGAACCACAGCTCGAGCGCGTCGTGCCACGGGTTCGGATCGTCGAGCAGCGCCTGTAGCGGGCTCGCGACGAGCCAGTCGGGATCAGCCTCGGGATCGGTTTTGCGCATGACCTTGAGCGGCGGCTCGATGTGGGCGTTGGCGAGCGCGAGCAGGCAGGCGAAGACGGCCGAGTTGCCGTCGGCCCCGCTCGAGTCGGACATATTGCTGAACACGCCCTGCATACCCGGCTGGGATAGCCAGCCGTAGCTCTGCTCGGCCTGGCTCAGCGTCGGCACCGCGGTGGCATGGCCGGCGGGGGCGGCGACGGCCTTGACGTCCGCGCCGCGGAGATAGTCCCACGCGGCCTGGATGGGATTGGGCATCAGTGCTTCCGCCGGCGCAGAATGCTGCGGGCCTGCTTGACGGTGCGACCGGGGGAGGTGCCGTTGGTGATGGCTGCGGCGCGCGCTTTACTCATGCCGTGCTTGCGCAGTGCGCGGTACTGCTTTGGGTTCTTGATCGAGGCGTACTTTTTGGCGCCAGGCATGAGTGGACCCTCCCTGGTCAATAGAATTTCACTTCGGAGCCGCCGAGAAGCAGCTCGGTAATCGCCCACACCAGGGCGTCGAGGCGATCGGGTGACGGATCACCGCTATCGGGCACCCAGGTGCAGAGCTGATCCTCGAGGATCGGCATGCCCGCGCCGACCAAGTGCAGTTTGCCCTGTTCGTCGAGCGCGCTCACCGGCTCGGCCCGCAAGCGCTTGCCGCGGCTAGCGGTGACGAGCTTGACCGGCACGTTCGCATCGACGGCGCGGATGGTGGAGGCGACCATGTCGCCGCCAAAGTTCTTTTCGGCGACGATCCGATCAGCACCCAGGTCGACGTACAGCTGCACCGCCCGTCTCGCCCAGCGCTCGGGTGTCAGCCGTTCGGACACGTCCCGCAGGATGTAGCCGTGCCCGTCCGCGCCCCGACCGGCAGCAACCAGCCCAACCTCGGCGTGCCCCTCTGTGGCGCCACCCGAGGGGTCGATGGCGACGACGATGCGCCACAGGTCGGGGGCTGATCGCACCCGGTGCAGCTCGAGCCGATCGCGCGTCCACAACGCCCCGGGTACGTCGTCGAGCCATTCGGCCTCGAGCTCCTGGCGGCCGAGGCGCGTCCCCCCATACCGCTCGTACAGCCGCGCGCGGACCAGCTCCGATAAGTGGGGATTCTCAGCCGTGGTGGCGCGGGTGACGTGCGTCGATGGCTGGGTCGCCAGGTCGCGCACGAACTGCCGTGATTTCGGCGTGGTCGTGGCGATCGCCCGCGGGTGCTCACCGAGCCGCAAGCCGAACTGGGCTTGCTCCCACGAGTCCTGGTTCCACAGCGCCAGCTCATCGGCCCAGAGCAGCGACCACTGCGGGCCATTCCAGCGTGCCGGCTCCTCAGCACCCAGGAACTTCACGTACCCGCCGCGGACGTGGTGTGCCTCGCCGAGCGAGCGGTTGTAGTTCGTGAAGCGCTCGCGCGCGACGGTAATCAAGCCCGAGACGCCCTCGGCGCAGACGTCCCTCACATCCGCTGCCGTCGGGGCGCCGACACCCACACGCGCCAGGGGGCCAAGGTCCTCAAGGTGCTGCAAAACGGCCTCTGCGCCGGCTCTGGTCTTGCCGGTACCGCGGCCGGCGAGCACGAGCCACACGTCCCACTCACCCTGGGGGATCTCCTGATGCGGTAGGGGGTCCCAGCTCCGGCTGATCGGCTGGGTCCGGGAGAGGGCGGAGTCCGGCGAGAAGTCGTATGAGGCTATCTCGCTCGGCGCCCAGTAGCTGGGCAGCATCGGCGGCCGTTTGTTTCGCAAGCCACTCAGGTCGCGATACGGCCTGAAGTTGACGTGAAATCGCCTCGAGGTGGATGACGATGAGGTCATAGATCAGGTCACCGATCGTCTCGGGGTCGCGCGCGCGTTGGCGCGTCTCAAGCGTCCCACCAGCCGTCTCATTGACCCATCGCGAGACCGTCTGTTTGCTGAGTCCAAACTGCCGCGCGGTCGCCGCCACACTGGCCCCGGCAAGCACGGCGGCGACGGCCTGGGCGCGCAGCTCGGGCGGATGAGCCAGGCCGCGACTCATGCACCGCCCGGCCTCGAGTGCATCACGCCGCTACTGTGCCACACGCGGTACTGGGTGTCACCCAGGAGGTTCAGTTTCGTCGCTCGGCGACCTGCCTCGTCAGCGCCAGCGCGCTACAGCGCACCGCCTGCGTGGCCCAGCGCGCGACGACCGCCAACGGCGCGCCAACGGTTCGCAATTGACGGATCTCGTCAACCTGCCACGGGTGGTGCTTGGGCAGGTCCAGGGGCGGGGTGATGCGCACGGTCACCAGCCAGACGCTGCCAGTCACGAAGACTCCGCCCGCAGGTCGGACAGGGCGTGATCGGCTCGATGATCGGCTGGTGCCACACGGCGCGACAGAACAGGCAGGCGACCAGGATCTCGCCATGAGGTGGTGGCCGCATTCATCGGACCCGTTGCGTAAGCCGCGGCCCACGGTAGAGCTCGCTGTGACAGCTGCACCGGCATGGCCGTGTCCGCGGCTGCTGTCCGCGCAAGCCGTAGCACGCCCAGTGCTTGCCGGTCCGGCAGTTGGCACTACTCGCCTCCACATACGGATAGCGCCGCGACTCGGTCACTCGTCCGCCCGCACAAACGCAGCCTGGGTGGCCCGTCGTTTCGCCGCCAGCGCCACCGCCCAGGGGGTGTCCCGCCGCCGCTCGTGGCGGGCGTAACACGTTGAACACAGACCGTGCCCATGATGTGAGCCGCGCCTGCCGCGCTCGATCGGCCGGATACATTCGACACACACGTCGCTCATAGCTTGATCCGCTTGCTCGGGGGCGGATCGCACACGTGGTCATGTCCCCACCGCGCGCCGCACTCCGGGCAGTAGCCGTGGGTCGCGGGACATGAGAGCTGGTCCTGGGCGACATTGACGCTGATCTCGCACATCCGCGTCCAGGCCGCATTCATCTGCGCCAGCCACTCGTCGGCCGTCCACTGGCGGCGGAACCTGTCGAGAGTGCCGGTGACGCGATTGAGCACGATGTACTCGAACGACGGCCACTGGCCGGTCTCGTCCCACGCGGCCCACGTATAGAGCAATGGTTGCCAGGTCTCGGTCTGGGCGCGGTCTTGCGTCCACCCGCCGCGCGTCGTTTTGAAGTCGTAGACGACGTTATCGGCCTGGTCGTACAGATCGAGGGCTCCGACGATCGGCGCGCCGAGCTCGAGGTTCGTATCGAGGCTGAAGCCACGCTCAGGCACGCCGTGTAGATCGAGGTCGAAGACCTTGCCGAGGATGGTCAGGCCCATGCCCGTGAGGCTGGGATGCACCACTCGCCCGAGGCTGGCGACCTCTGCCTTCCATGCAGCGCGGAAGGCGCGCTCGCCGTCGCCGCCGCTGAAGTGCTCCTCGAGCCCCATATGCACCGCCTTGCCGAAGCAGAGCGCCTCGGTCGGCTCGAGCGCGACCCCATCGACGTATCTGCTCCGGAACTCGGCCGGGCACTGCTCGAAGAGCATGAAGCGGGTCGCCGACCAGTGCGGCATGACGATCTTTGGCATCAGCCGCGCTCAGCCTGTTTCGCCTCGCTGGCAATCCGTTTCCAACCGCTCGGCGCCTGGTCGGACGGAATCGAGAACCAGGTCCCGTCGGCCGGATCGCGGACGTTCAGCCAGCCGCGCGCGCGAGCCCAGACGATGGCCGGGGGCCAGAGATTTGAGGCCGCGCCGTTTCCGTTTTTCTGTTTTTCCCTATATAGGGAATAATCAGAAAACAGAATATTTGTTCGGCTCGGCGCGGGGTCAGTCATCGTCGTAGACCCGCTGGTAGTAGCGGTATGGATCGCCCCGTTTGCCCAGCCCGAGCTTGCGCACCTGACCCTCGCGGACCAGCTCGCCGAGGACCCGCAGAATGTCGGCCGGCGCGCCCGTCACCGCTTCTTTCAGCTCGCCCGTGCTGAGCGCGTCGTCGGGGTTTGTCGGCAGGTTCGCCAGAATGTCGCGGCGCAGCACCTGGTCACGCACGACGTCGGCATCGCCGAGCGCGGTATAGGTGTGTGGTTCCTGCGGCCCGAGCTCGACCAGCAGCTTGTCGGGCGTCTCCTCGAACCGACTGATGCCCTCAAGCAGGCGCTGCCGCTCTTTGCCCGCGGTATTGCTGCCGAGCAACCGCTGCAGATGCAGCACGATGTCGACGGCACCGGCGTACGCCGAACTGCCCCGCCCACTGTCCCCCACGTCGCCCCCCGACTTGCGATCGTGGCGTGACACCAGCACGGCCAGCCCAGCGCCGGCCGCGGTTTGTAGCGGCTCCATGACCAGCAACGCGGTCCCGGCGCTGTTCTCGGCATCGCCGCGGATGCCGCTGAACTGCCCCAGGGTGTCGACAATCAGGATCCGCGCGCCCACCTCGGCGGCATGCGCCTGAGCCTGCGCGACGACGGCGTCCCACTTCAGGCCGATCGCCTTCGGCCACAGCAGGACGTGCAGGTCGTTCCGCCCGAGCAGCCCAGCGCGGCGCAGGTTGCGTTTGAACGACGGCCCTGACTGTTCCGTCAGGTAGACGATCGGCGTGTAGGTGGTGGCCTGACCGAGAAATGGCTCGCCCTCGAGGATGGCCCGCACCATCGCCAGCACGAGCGTGGTCTTGCCAGATTGCTTCACTTTCCCGTCCAACTCGGCGATGAGGCCGCCCCCGAGCAACCCGTGGGCATACCAGGTGATCTGCTCGTCTTCCATCACCGCGATCTCCGCGGCGGTCAGCCATTCCACCAGCCGCGGCCGGGCCGAGTGCCCCGTGCCGTTGCGCCGGTCCGTCCCCGCGGCCGGGCTCTGCAGCACTATCCGCCGCGGCCCCTGTGACTGCACCGCGCGCGCGACGATGATGCGGTACCGCTCGCCGGCATCACGCCGGCCCGAGAACTTCGTCCAGCCGAGACTGGCGTCACGCTCGACGAGCAGATCCTCGACGAAGTGCGGCGCACAGCCCGCGTCGAGCAGCGCCACCGCCAGCGACCACAGCGAATAGCTGCGGTCGATCTGTCCCGTCTGCGAGTTGGTGTCGAAGGTTCGTCCGTACCAGCGCTCAAGGGCCTCGCCACGCAACGCCACCGGGGGGTCGCCCGGCGTGCGCGACACGGTCGCCGTGCTCGGCGGCGGCTTCTGTTTGGCCCGCAGCATGTCCGTCGCCCAGCCAGGCTGCGGGACCACCGGCGGCGCGATCGGCATACCCTGCTCGGGCTGCAGCCAGGTGTAGCTGAGCAAACTCTGATGCCGACTCGGCGGCACGACGGCATAGCCGGCGCTCAGCAGGTCGTACTCGCCGGTCTGCGTCAGCCGATAGATCGGGCAGTCGGCCGTACGCGCGTAGAGGTGATGCTCGTGTCCGGGCCCGCCGCCCGACGCAAATGACAGGGTTGGCGGCATCCCGCGGGCATCGAATTCCGCCCACCAGGCGATGCTGTCGGGAGCCAGGTCGACGAGTCCAGACCGCGCGAGGTCGATGCCGATATTCGCCTGCGGCCACGACGTGAACCAGCGCGTGATCTTAGACGGGTCGGTCGTCGCATCCTCGAGCCCATTCATCGTCCGCGGGTGCTTGCCCGTGTTCCGCCCGCAGTCGGCTTTCTTCGGGCAGTCGCAGACGCCGTTGTCATCCGGCGTGTGCAGCGGCACCACCAGCCAGCCGAGGTGGGCGTAGTGCAGCGCGGCCTCGAGCGGCGTCACGCGGCGAACGTCGCCTCGATCTCAGGCCAGTCAGACGGTCGCCACACCTTGGTGTCGATGCCGCACGCCGCCAGTTCAGCGATGACCTGCGTCTGATACGGGCTGACCGGCCCGCGCTGCGTCTTCAACTCGCGGAGCATGAAGCGTCCTTTCCGTGGATGCCAGAACGCCCAGTCGGGCCAGCCATAGGCGTCGAGGCGATTGACGCCCATGACCGCCCCGAAACTCTTGCGGGTGTGGTAGCCACGCCAGCCGCGGAGCGCCGCGAGCAGGATGACCCGCTGCTCGAAGCGCTCCTCTGAGATGCTTCCGCGCCGCGTGGTCGCACGACCTGGACGACGGACACGAACTACCCTCGGCATGCCCGCGACTGGGTCACCCGCCGAGACTCACTTTTCGCCGCACGCGGCGCTGGACGGCGGCGGCCGTCGGCTCGCCCATGATGACTGCGAGGCGGTCCGCCGGCAGGCCGGTCACATCAGCGTCAAACACCCGTTTGATGCCCTGGATCAACGCAATCGCGCTGATGACGCGCCCGAGCTCGTACGGACTGAGGTCCCCGGCGTACTCCACGAGCAGATGCTTCCGGCCACCGTCGTCCATTAGCCGTCGATACGCCGCCGCGGCCGCGCGGCAGGCACCGTCAATGGCTCGATCTCAGCCTCGGGCTCGGGTTTGCCGCGGCGCGGCTTGTCGGGTCGCAGCAGCACGAGCTGCAGGCGCTCGTTGCCGTCGGGCGTGACCTTGACCTCGAAGCTGCCGCGCGCAGTCTTGCCCACCAGCCCCTCGGCGAAGCCGTCGTCGATAAGCTGGTCGACCTCCTCGTCGGACATCTCGCGACCCATGAACGCTTCGATGTAGCCGCGCCCCTTTGACGTACGGAACGTCGAGTCGCTGCTCCAGGCCCACAGGTCGAAGAGCTCGCCCGTGCGCGGGTTCTCGAACGCAGTGTCATCGTCGCGGTAGATGTTCATCTTCCAGACGATCGCCTGAGCACCCTTGCTGTCGGCGAACTGGCTGTCGCGCTCCTCGATCTCGAACAGCTTGACGCGGTAGGAAGTGGTGTCGTCGAAGTCGTCGTCGATAGACAGGCTGAAGCCTGAAGAGCTGGGCCGTCTGGGCATGCTGGTCCTTCTTTCTGGAATGGCCGCAAGAGCGGCGAATGCGGATATCAGCGTCCCGCCCCGACCAGGCGCAGGGCCTCCGCCCCGAGTCGCCAGCCGAGGTAGAACAAGCCCCCCGTCAGCACCATCCCCCCGGCGACGCCCCCCACGCCAGCGGCCAGGATGAGCGCGACCAGGAGGCGGTCACCCCACGACATGCCCTTCGGTGGCGCGCCGGCGCGGGTGATCGGATGCCGCTCGGGGGTGGGCCAGCGGATCGCCTGGGGCGGGTTCAGATTGCCGTTGGTCGTCATTCCTCCTCCTCGCAAGTGACACAGACGTGATCGGCAGTCCAGCATTCGGCCATCGCCTCGTCGTCGGGCGCGTGCTCGACGCAGTACGCCGGCGTTGGCCCTGGCTCTTGCTGCACCGGGTGCCAGTGCATCAGCACAGCCCCCGCGTGATGACCTCAAACTCGCGCCCCCGTCCGACGCGCAGCATCCACGCGACTGCTTCACGATTCGCCGCGGCGTTGAACACCGAATACCCCGCCTGCCCTTGCGGCGTGCTGCGCCACGTGCTCGGCAAGAATTGGCCGAGGCCAGCTGCGCCTGAGCGCGGGTTGACTGCGGTCGGCACACCCCGCGACTCGTGCCAGATAACGCATTCGACACGTGGGCTGGACGTTGCCGCCGGCGCGGCTGGGGCGAGCGTGCGCATATGCCCCTTGTCCTCGCCGACGGCAGCCAGGTACGTCTGTGGCTCGAGCCCGGTCGTATTGACCGCGCCGGCCAACAGGACCGGGTCGACGTCGTTCTCGCGCGCCACCGTCTCGATGTCTTCGGCCGCGTGCACCTTGACGGCCCCGCCGAAGACGACGGTCAGGCCGAAGACGGCCGCCACGGTCAGGCGCGCCATCAGCCCTCAGCCTCGCGCTCGATCGCTAGCGCAATCAGGTAATCGAGCACGTCCTGCAGCAGCGGCACCAGGCCCGCCCACGACGCCGTGCGCTCGATCGCCAGCGCCTGGCCGATCTTGACGCCGAATTCATAGCTGGCGATGGGATCGTCGGCCCGCTCGGGATACTTCGCCCGCCAGGCGAACCAGGCGCTCTTGGCATCCGTCGGCTTTTTGTCCACGCGGGGCACAGCAACGCCCGAGGTTGTGTTCACCACCAGGCTTAGGCCGCCGGCCGCCGTCGGCGCTCGAGTTGCGGATAGCGGCGATCGATGTGCTGCTCGGCGACGATGTTCAGATACGCCAGGGCATCCCGACGGTCGGCTTCGGCCAGGGCGTGCAGCTTGCGCCAGCGTTCCTCGTCAAACTCAAGCGGCCCCAGACGGAAGGCGCGGGCCGGCCGGGGCGGGGTGGTCTGGGTCATGGGGCCAGTCTGCGGTGTCGCAACCGCAACTCAAAAGCGCAGTGAATCCACCACTTTTCTTAACCTGCCCGTGACCGTGCGCTACACTATCCAGTGATACCCTAGGCGGTGCTTAGGCATGTCGCACTGGAACGGTACTGAGGCTATTCGCCAGATGACTGACAAAGGATCATCTGGGGAAGTGCTAGTGCCCAGTTTGAACTACTATCGCCGCCGCCTCGCGTTGTCCCAGGAGAATCTGGCCGAAAAGGCCCACGTCGCGAAATCGACGGTTCGCCGCGGCGAACAGGGCTTGCCAGTCCGGCCATCCAGCGTCCAGAAGCTCGCCCGGGCGCTGCACGTCAAACCCTGGGAGCTGCAGCAGCCCGCGCCGGATGTAAACGCCTGAGCGTTCGCGAACGCCCGTTCTAAAGTACCGGCCGGCAACGGGTAGGCATCCCGAAATGAATCCGATATGCTCTTGATTCGGTGCACTGGCAATGGCGGCTAAACTTTCACAAAAACTGACCCATTTCGTGCGCTTTTCACTGACTGGATAGCCGCCGCAGACTGCGTCGTATTCCATTTCGGGACAAGCGCGACGGCAGACCACACCGCCCGCTGCCCATCGCCAGGAGGGCGAGGGGATGACGATCGATGGCAGATAAATCGGGCCACGACAGACCGCACGGCTACGTTCCACCTGGCCGACGTCCAGGCTTCAGTATGTCCGCAGAGGATGTGCTCGCAAAAGCTGAGGCGTACGAGCGCCGCACCCGCACACCCAAGCTGGCCGAATTCCTGCGCACGGAGAACATTCAAGCCAATGGGGTCCAGCGGGGAATCCTGAGTCCGACGCAATTCCGCGCCTGGCGCCGGGGCTACGGCCTGGACTATCCGATGGTGCCGCTGGCCGACGAGGCAGACCGCCGCGTGGTGGTTTTCTACGTCGACGACCGGCCGCCGCATGTCGTGCGCTGGGTCGCCGGCAACATCGCAGCGGTCTTCGGCTATGAGCCTGCCCAGGTGCTGCAGGCACCGTTTGCGGACCTGGTCTGCGGGCTGCAAGCCGCGGCGGTCCACCACCTCTTTGCCGCCCCCCGCCGTGGTGCCGCGCATCATCGCACGCCACCCAACCCGCTGTGCCTGTTGCGTCAGGATGGCCGCGAGCTGCACGTCCAGGTCCATGCCCACTACGGAGCCCGGAGCGGGGCCTGGTACACCACCGTCGCTGAGCTCGATTCGGCCGTTGAGGCCGACGACGCCGAGCCACTTTTCAACGTCGAGCCGTATCTGGTCGCCCCGATGGCGCTGACCGTCAAACGCTCCCTCCGCGGGCATAGCGCCGGCCGCGCGGCGGTCACCGGCCATGTCGGGAGCGGCAAGTCCTTCCTGTTTGCCCGTGAGACCACTCGAGCCTGGCTCGAGCACGCCGAGCGCCACCTGGGTCAGGACGAAGGCTGAGTCTGAAACTGCGCTATTCGCTGCGCTTTTGAGTGATTGTCGCTGGGCTGCACACTCAGCGACATGGTCGCTCACCAGCCGCTGCCGCACGAACTCCTTGAGGAGCTGGCCGACCTGGTCGCCGATCGGCTCGACCAGCGCCATGCCGAGCAGCATCTCAATGCCGCCACGATCAGTGCCAAGTGGACTGATCGGCTGGCGAACACCTTGCGCGACATCCGCCTGCGACGGCTAGCCTCAGAAGGTCGTGCAGACGTGGTGGGAGATCAGCCAGAGTCCTGACTATCAGGCCTGGGCACACGCGCGACCGAGCGGCCGCACCGCCCGGCTGCTGCGGACCCTGGACGAGATCCGCCGCTTACGCGGGGCGGTGCCAGCGGATGGTGGGGTCGCCTGCGACGTCGAGGACCACCGCCTCGACGAGATCAGGCAGGACCCGTCCCCACTCGGCGTCGGTGAATGACGCAACGTCGATGTCGCCGAGCTCGGCCAGCGCCTGGCCCAGATCGAGCGCCGCCTGCTCGGCGCGCTGAACAATGAGCCGCTGCGCTAGAAGCTGCCGCTTGCGTTCTTCGGTCTCACGCCTCTTGCTGGCGATCTCCGCGGTCTGCCGGTCGTAGACGTTCTTGCTGATTTCCTTCTTGTCGTAGCGCTCGTACAGGCGATTCTCGCGGTCGTCCAGTTCGGCCAACGCCTGATCGAGCTCGTCGAGTATCCGCGCCTCGTCGGCCAGGCTGCGCGCCTCGACCTCTTGTTCGGCGAGGACCTGCCGCCGCTGCTCTTCGGCGAGCGCCAGCGGATCGCGCAGCGCCTCGATGAGTCGTGCTCGGACACGCGGCCACACGCCGGGCTGCGACGGCGTGCCGCCGCCCTGGCTGCGCCTGCCGGCGCTGTTGACCGGCAGGCTACGCATGCCACACGGCTCCTGATTGACCAAGGTGCGGCCCTTAGCCATCCGCGCGGCGCAGGCGATATAGAGGTACGTCCGCTCACCCTGACGGCGCAGGTTCCAGCGCACGCGCCAGGTGCACCCGCACAGCACGGTGACGTGCCGCAGCGGGTGGTCGAATTCGTAGGGGCGCCCGCCGTGCTTGCCGTCGCGCTGCTTGATGAGCGTATCGAGCGTGTCGGCCGCAGGATACTCATCGCGCCTGCAGCCGCCGCCCAGGCGGCACTGCGTCCGCTCCAGTTCACTGCTGTGGATCAGCGGCGGCACCGTGAACGCTACCCGCGCTGGGTTGGCGATGCGCCTGCGGATGATGAAGTGGCCATCGACCCGGTCCTTCACCTCGAGCCCGCGGGCATACGGCAGCTCGCCCTTCAGTGCCGGGTTGCGCAGCAGATTGCGGAAGCGCTGGCTCGTCCACTCCTTCTTTGCCCCACGCTTCGGGTCGAGCGGCGCATGCTCGGTCAGCCAGCGGCACGCCTCGCGCGCGGAGCCCGTCGGCTCGGCGTACAGCTGGAGCGCGTGCAGGAACGCCGCAGCACGGTCCGGGACGATGACCGCGCCCAACGCGGTCGGGTCACGCTCGAGCCAGTAGGGCTTCATGCCGGCCATCCACTGCCCGCGCTCGGCGCGCGTGCGCCGCTGCTCCATCGACCGTCGCCGCGTGGTATCCGCTTCCATGCCGCTGATGCCTGCCCAGATGCCGATCTGATCGATGTTGTACCCATCGCGGGTGGCCTCATAGGTGTACTCGGGAAGCTGCGCGTGCAGCATCACGATCGGGTACGCGCCAGTCACGCCGCGATGGAATCGATAGTGGTCATAGAAGATGACGCCCGAGTGTTTCTTGCTATGCGCATCTTCGATCAGGCCGCGCAGCGCCAGGCGATCAGGATCGAAGCCCGTGCGCCAATCGATGTAGATCGCGACGATGGTCAGCCCGCGCTGCTTGGCGTACAACGTCTCGGCGGCGAGTTGGTGCTCGATCGAGACCGCCTTCGGATCGTCGTCCGAGAGACGGCAGTAGAGGGCACGCATGTCGGCAAAGGCGACCGATGGATCGAAAGGCACCAGACGGACCTCATGGTGGTGCGGCTTGCGGCGACGGGGCATTGCCGGGAGTATATAGCGCAAACCAGTTTCCCGTTCCATAACCGAAAACTAGTTTGAGCCATTCGCGGCAGGCGCGTCTAGGGCCTCACTAAGAATTCACTTCACGTACAATGGAACGATGGTGTCGAGCGGGGAACCGCTGGTCGATGAAGCCGGGAAGCCGACCGCGGCGGGCTGGCGAACCATCGGCGAGCGCCTGCGGCATCCGATGCCGACCCATACCCGGCCCGGCCGCGGCGGCCGAGCGTTTGAGTACGTGACCGCCAGTCAGGTGGCTCAGCGTTTGGACGAGACGGTCGGGCCGGGCAACTGGTCGAGCCGCCTGCAGCTCCTCGGCCACGAGCCGTGGACGATGCTCTGCGAGCTCACCATCTTCGGGGTAACGAAAACCGACGTCGGCTTCGGCGGGTCGGACGGGGACGCCGACGATGACAGCCAGCCGTCCAAGATCGCCGCCAGCGATGCGCTCAAACGAGCCGCGCTGCTGTGGGGCGTGGGGCGCTGGCTGCGCCTGAAATAAGGGAGGGTCCTGATGCCCGGTCAGTTTGAGATCCTGCTACTCGCGATCATCGCCACGCTCGTCGGCAGTGGCCTGGGGTCCATCGCCTACTACCTGGTCGGCGAACTCCGTGGCGTGTGGGAGCGCTGGTAATGCCGAAACGCGAGGTACCCGAGGAGACCCACCTGTTCAAAGAACGCGTCGAGCGCGAGCGCGAGCGGCTTCAGCAAGACTACGCTGGCAAACGGTTCGTCGTCAGCTTCAGCGACTACCTGATGGATCCTGAGCCGCGCTATTACGTCGCGGAACATAACCAATACACCGACGAGCGATATCGCAGCACCACCGTCCACGTGAGAGGTCTGAGCGAAGAAGATGCTCGGACTCGCGCGGCGCAGTTCGAAGCGGAATACCCAGATGGCACCCCACCGGACTTCTGGTGGAACAGACTGCCGGAGGCAAACAAACACGCTCTTGCGGAGATCATGGCGCAGGCGATACGTCGCCTGGTCGACATGAAGCTTGAGGTCGCTGAAAAGCGGCGACGGGGAACACTGACAGAACGCGAAGCCGAACTCGTCAGTCTGCTCGATAGGGACCGCGCTGGCCTCAGCGGCGCCGAAGACAAGCGCCTGAGCGAGCTCTGTTCTACCTGGCCGTGGCCGTTTGAGGAGAAGGTCGCACCAAAGCCTCGCGCCAAGCGTTCGCGGAGTTCTGTAGATAAGGGTCGCCGTGGCCTTTGGTAGGTCCGATGTGCCTGTCAGCAGAACAATCTGTGATGTATTGACAGCGCGTCCATTACGTTGGTACTGTCTGACCATCATCTAGGGGAGGTGGTCTCGATGGCCGCCGCAGCGACTTCTGCGTCTTCGTCGCAGGTCACGGAGATCGAACGCCTGGGCTTCAAATGGAATGAAGTTGCCCAATTCGACCTGGCTCGTCTTGATCGCGAGAATCGCGCCGTTCAAGTCCGGGCGGCGAACAACTACGCCCACCGTGACGAGGTCACCGCATACGCCCAGCAGATGGGCCAGGTTGCCTTTCCACCAATCGTGGTGACGAAGGATGACTATCTCGTCGATGGCAACACGCGGGTTGCTGCAGCGGTCAGCCGCAAGGATCGATTCTTCCCGGCGATCATCATCGGCGAGGCCTACGCGACCGCTGAGCCATCGCGTCAACTCGAGTTCAAGGCGTTAGCCGCCACGCTGAATAACCAGAATGGTCGACGGCAGACGCCGCGGGAGATGCGGCAGACCGTGGCTGAACTGGTGAGTTTGGGCTGGCGGATCGATCAGGTGCAGCGTGTAACCGGTGCCAAGCCAGCAGACGTACGACAGATCAAGTGGGAGATCGACGCCCGCGATCGGCTCAAGACGGTCGGGCTCAGTAACGGTCAGGTGCGGGCTACGGGCGCCTCGCTACGAACGCTTGGCAAGCCAGTTGTTCTGGGACTCAATCACGAGCCGTATCGGGAAGTCGCTCGACTCGCAATGGATGCCGGACTCAATGCGGCCGAAATTGTCGAAGTGGCAACAAGTGCCAAGGCCACCGGTAGCGACCAGGCGGCACTCGAACAGATCTCCAAGGTGCGCCAGGAAAATGCCGAGCGCATCCGTCGACATCAGTTTGAGGCCGGCACAACCAAGCCTCCCGTTGCTCGCCAACTCCGCCAGCATCTGGGCTTTGTCGCCGCGTTCGACGGCAAAGAGTCTGCGTTGATCGAGACAAACCATCCGTCGATGGCCCAGCACATCGACGTACTGGATAAAGCGATGCGGATTCTCACCGACGTTGCGACCCTGCAACGCGCGAAACTCACCGAGATTGAAGAAGAGCTCGCCGCCAGTGGCACCAGCAACTAAACTCGCGCGGCCGGGCTACGCGCTGGACTTCGTAAGCGTCGTCGTTCACGTCGCGGCCGAATTGGAGAGCGCCGGTCCGGCCGCGCTCTCCGTCAATGCGATTGCTGCCCGGTGGACCCCGGTGGTCACCACGGATTTGCATCGCGTCCAGGTCAATGAGGGAGTTCTTGGCGACGCTGCAGCGAAGATCTGGCTGGTGCTGCGGGCACTGCGCGAATTTGGCGACCAGATCGAGTGGCTGGCTGACGGCCGTGACGTACGGCTAGCCGTCCCGCGCAACGAGCTGCGTTGGCGGAATGAGCCGGTACCGCGGCAGGATGCGCCGCTGGTGCTGCGCGACCCGTTCAATCCGATGAGCGGGCAGTTCGCGGAAAACGTTCGGAAGTTGAGCGGCAAGGATCAAATGACCGAGCTCCGCGAGTCAATGCGGGCGTTCGGCTGGCTCGACTGGTTGCCAGCGATCGAGGACGAGCGGGGCGTGACGATCGTCGGCCATCGGCGGAAGTCTGTCGCGGCCGAACTTGGCATTGAGCCCGTGATCCGCAAAGTCGAATTCGGCCGGGGCGATGCGGGCGATGCTGAGCGGCTCAAGCTGGCGATTGCGTCGAATATTGGGCAGAAACCGTTTACACCCGAAGAGCGCCAACGGATCGCGAAGTACCTGTACGGCGAGCGCGGATGGGGCCTCGAGCGCATTGCCCAGGCGCTGCAAGTATCCAAGACTACGATCGGGCGTGACCTGGAAGGTTTTCCCACTGTGGGAAAACCTGATCGACCCAAAGGTGGGCGGCCGAAGCGGCCGGCAGGGGCAGCCAAGAAGGCGCGCAACGTGGCTGAGAAGGTCATCCATCAGGGAATGACGCCACGGCAAGCCGCCGCGGAAGAAGGGTATCGGTCAACCAACGCCGAGAAGGTGGTCGATCGCGGGAAGGCCGTGCTCTACGACGAGATGATCGCGGCGCGAGAGGCGTCACCTAGCAGGCATTGCCAGACCTGTACCTGCTTCGCTTGAGGTCCGTGGCATGCGTAGTCCGTGGAGTATCCCCACGAAGTTTGAATTTGCCCAGCTC